AGTTAATGCAACACCACCATTTCCTAAACCAGCAATAATATAATTGTTACTAGCTATTTGACCATTTACCTCAAGTTTATAGTCAGGAGCTGTTACGCCAATACCAACTTTGTTATTTGCAGCATCTGCATAAATTAAATTTGTATCAACATAAAAATCTATATTGGTTTGTGTATGAACACCAGTATTATCTACTTGTAAATATGCAGAACTAGCATAATTTATATCAACACCACCAGTACCATCATAAATAGTTATACCATTATTTTGTTGGGAATTATTTATTGTCCAATCACCAGATGATTCTGTAAATGTTAAATGGTCAGCACCACTTGTTAATTCTAATGTATCTGCTTTCAATAAGCCACTAAAAGTACCATCAGTTGCACTAAGTTCACCTATAACTAATTTACCTTTAGTTGTCCAAGATGCTGTACTAGATGGCTCAACTGTACCTAAACCTATTTTAAATGTTGGAGTTGTTGTGCCAGTAGAAGCATCATAAAATACACCTACATATTTTTCTGTGCCATCATTTATAGTTCCATACCATCCAATGTCCATTGTGTTTGACACATTGTCTTTAGCCATCTCCATCATATTATCGCCTATTGCGATGATTGTACTATCTATAATTGTTGTTGAACCATTTACTGTTAAATCCCCAGAAATTATAACATCTCCACCAATTTTAGCATTACCACTTGTTTGAAATTGATATGTTGGTGAAATACCAATACCTAATCTAGTTCCTGATAAATATAAAGGTGAATCGTTACCTAAGCCATCACTTAAAAGTTTTGGAGTTGCTGTTAAGTTTGAATTGTCTCCAATTTTGATTATTGCATTATAAGTATCTTGAACCCTTAAACCAGTATATGATGTTGCCATAAAATCTTTTTTACAAATTTAAGCAATTTCGTTTACCTTTGTTTGCCTTGTCCTCTATACTTTTTTTTATAACCTTTTTTACCTTTTGATGCATTTTTAGAATGAACACCTGGTCGCTTTTTTTTAACCTTAAAACTATATGTTTGCGCTATATTTTTAGCCATTATTTTTTATTTCCAGTAATTATATTAGCACCCTTTTCAAATGTACGCCCACCAAAAAATGAAAAAACAACAGCTAACATTACTTTTTCAAATGTGTCATTCCATAGTGAATTAATTTGAAAATCTATTGAATTTACACTATCTAAAATACCAGCTAATGAAAAAACTACTATGCACCATATCAATACTAATGGTCGCACATTTTTGCTTAGCCAACCTGAGTTTACACTATTCATGTCAGCTTTCCATCTGTCAGTTACAGAATCCATCTCTTTATTTTGTTGGTCGTAAATTAATTGCTGTAATTTTATTTTGTCATCAGTAGATATTTTTGATTTGCTTATTTCAGCTAATGCATCTTGAGGGGAACTAACACCACTTAAAACTTTTCCTAATGTTGGATTTATCATTGATGCAGCACCAAATAATAATTTACCAACTGTTGTCTCTTTGAATTTCTTTTTATCACTCATAACTATAAAATCTAAAATGTAAACCAAATAAAATTAAATAAACATTAAGCTCAGAAAACTTTGCCTCATCATCATAAGGATAATAAGCAAATCCCAAAAGCGGACCAGTACTCAAAGTTTCCATTATGCCAAATTGTAAATTATTCATTTGTAATATCTATATATTTTGTTTTGTTACTTTCCTTAATAGCTTTTAAACATCTTTTTCTATTTGAGTCAGCATCTACATAACTAACATGGATCCAGGATGCATTGCCCTTATCATCAGGAAACTCAAATATAAGCTGGTCAAAATCTAAATTTTTTTTTATATAATCATACATATCATTATTACTCATGTAACCATAATTATCATCTATATCTATTGCTCGACCTTGACAATGTTGAGATTTTGAACTTCCGCCAATAGCTTTATTTAAATCCTCACATCTAAAAAAAGAATTAATTTTTATTGGCCCACCAACTGCTTTTCTAAGCGGTTCAAATACCTTTTCCGCAATCAATTCCATGTTTTGTAGTTGATATTCATTTGGTGTATTATCTATGCCTAAACGTAATGCTGTGACACTTCTTGTAGCTTCTTTATATGATATGTGTTCGCTTATTTTCATTTATTAGTCAGTAGATTGTCTTCTGTATAATCCCCTATGCTTATTTATAACTTCTTGAACATCGAAAGGATCAACTTTTAATTTTAAGGATATGTCAGCATTCCATACATAAACTGGTCGTCCATTTTTCATTAATATTAATGTTGGTACTGCTTTTATGTTTTGTCTAATTGATGGGGATTGATCTTCTAAATAACCATATTGAATTTTAACACCATTTAAATCTTCAACATACTTATAATTGTTTTTTTGATTCCATTTGGCATTAATATGTATAATTGTTAAATCTTGTGCATTACTTGTTGCAAATGCAAAGAATACAATTAGGGCAATTAATTTTCTCATTTTTGTATAATTTCATATAGCTTTTCATCTATTTTATCTAGTTTTTCAGAATTTTCTTGAACTTGCTCAGCAGTATTTTCAATAGTTTCTCTAATTAATTGATCTTTTAAATCATACTCAGTTCTTGAAATACTTGGCTCTGGTAATTGCTTGGCTAACTCTATCTCAGCATTCAATGTAAAATACATACCAGCTAAAGAAATTGCACCAGCGACAATGATTCCAATAGTTTTTATGTCAAGTGTTAACTCTGTATTTTCTGATACTTTACTCATTTTTTATTTAATTTGTTTGTTCAACTCTATTTGATAATTCTATAACACCTTTAAAGTAAGTTCCACTATCTGTATCTTCTTGACTATAATTAACACTTTCAACATTACATCCATATACTTTAAAATTATCACTAGACAAATCAAAATATCCACTTGTTCTAGTTCTAAGCAAAGATAAGCAAGTATTTACTAATTGATTAGCGACTAAATCACCGCCAGAATCGCCTTGATATTTAGTAACTATTTCTAATCTAGTAATAACTTCACTAGTAAATGATTGTTGGTTTTGATCTATTTCATTTGTAGCAACACTATAAACCCAAATGTAAGGCGGATCATAACTTTTACGAACTCTGTTTGTAACTTGGACCGGTTGGCCACTTATTGACTGACTACCTATTGCAGAAATAATAGCTTGTCTAATATATTGCATTGGCTCTCTCATCTTATTTTTCTATTTAATTTTGATTCTAGTTTTTTAACAAAATTTCTAAATACAACCCTAGCTGGATTAAAAAAATATGGATTTGGTTTTTGTTTACTAGTTCCAAATTCAACAAAACTTGAATATTCCATTTCAGATACAATAGCAACACCGCTTCCCTCTTTACTATAATTTATGCCACCCTTTAAAGCACCGGTATCGACTGGAGCTTTTAATTTCTGTTGTTTTACAATATCAGCGCTAGCTCTAGCTATATCCATTTGATTGCCATTTTTAACAACAATATTTAAATCGGTCAAAATTTTATTGAAATTATTTAAATCTCTTTTATTAAATTGTAGTTTTGGTTTCATTACTTAAAACTTATTGCCTCGATTGTTGTATAAAAATCCGGTGTGCTTTCAAACATATTGACAACTCTATATTTACTAGTATTGCCAGGAAACTGTAAATAATATTCAAAATAATTATCTGGCGAATCAAGTGCCTTATTTCTTACTATTATTTTAATTTTTTTAGATTGTTTTCTGCTACCATTTTCTGTTTTCATTTCACCACTTACATATTCAACATTGGCCCATAACGTAGTAATAACAACTGGATCACTAGTAAAGCCACCATAGCCATCATTAGTCGGTTGCAACTTATAAAATTGTACTCTTGTATCTAATTTTCCAGCATCCATTATAAAAACATTGCTTTATATGAATTTAAAATATCTCTAACATTTGTTGGCACTTCATCTATATTTTTACCAATTATAAAATCAGATCTATTATCATAATATGTTGATGTTAATTGCATTATGGCCGATTGTAGCAATGAATCACTTAATCCACTTGTTATGTAAGTAACTTTTACTTTGTCAGCATAGCCGCCATCTAGCTCAATAGTTTCATTATCTAAACCAAGTACACTATAACTAACAGCTGTTCCATCACTAGTAACACTAGATATACTTGTAACTGGACCAAAAGGCAAATCAAATGTGCCATTAGTTTCATCCATATAATAAGTTCTATTTTTGGATACAATATCCCTAGATATATAATTTTCACACCATATTCTAGCTTGAGTTATCATCCTGGTAATTATGTTATCATCCTCACTAGTGCTAACTCTAATATAATCTTTAGCTGTCGCTACTAATACAATTTCAGATCCCTCAGTTGAATTAATCTTTATTTGTCTCATTTTTGGTTTCTTTTGAATCTATTTTTAACTCCTTAGTTTCTTTTTTAATTTTAACTTCTTTTTTCTTGACTATTTTTTCAATAGATTCACCCCAACCTTTTTTAATCCATTTACCAACATTTTTTTCTGGAATGTCTATTATATCACCCTCTTTATAATTTTGGCCATTTCTTTTGACTGGTGTTAAAAGTTTAATTTTCATAACTATTATTTTTATGTAAAGATAAAAAAAAAGTGCCACTAGTTTTTAAGTAGCAGCACCTTAACTTATTTATGAAATCAATGCAAAGTTATTGAAATTATTTTTATACTTACCATTAATGTTAATCTTTAAGCAAGTTTGCCCTAGATTTGGTATTATAAAAAAGCCATCATTGAACTCATCATATAAAGCAAAATAGTCAACATACTTTTTTTCATAAGATGCCAAACCGGTTCGCCTAAGAGTTATTTGCATACTATTGCCTCGCCTTAAACGATCTTTGCCTAAATATTTAACCTGGATCTTAAATAAATTGCCATCCTTTTCAAGTATGCAATCATAATAGCTTGAGCTGGAAAGCGGAGTTGACACATTATAACCTAAAGATATGGCGGTTGCTGCAAAATGATATTCAGCAAAACACCCTTTTTGATTATGTGTCATTTACTAAAAATAAAAAAAACCCAGCTGAACTAACAACTGGGTTTTACACAATCACGATTTAAAACAAAACAAAAATTATATAATTACAATGGGTGTGATTGTATTATTTTTCTTATAGCATCCATATGCTTGAATACTAAAAGTTTTTTTATAGCTGGCAAGTTATCCCATGCTTGCCTTTCAATAGAGCTGGCTATTATAGTATCTGTATCCAATATGACTATTTTATTATCTGCCTTGCTCATGATCATTGTTTGTTAGTACCGATATAGCTAAAATTCCCAATATAATAGCTGTTAACAAGTCGTTTGACATTTCTATTGCCCTAAACATCAAAAAGAATAAAAGGATCGCTAAAAAGTGCTTAATATAGTTTCTATTCATTTTTAAAAGAATCTTTTTGGACATTTGCCATTATACCAAATAAGTTGTTGAGCTTTTGTCTTTCAGATCTTTCAAATCTGCCTTGCTCTTTTGCTTTTTTTATTGTGTGATTAAATCTTGCTTTTGCACTCATAATTTTTCTTTTAATTTAGGGGGTGACTATTGGCTCTCTTGCTCCGTTGTAGTGGTTAAAAGTTGTACACCTTATAGCTATCCACTATGATTTCTTTGTACACCCCCTGTTGTTAAATTAATCTGTTTTTTAGATAAGTTAAAATTGTAATATCCCTACAAGTTTTTTCATCTCCTTTAGCTTGTATTACTTTTATCTTTTCTAATATTTCACTTTTTGTTAAATGACCAAATCTTCTGTTGCATAAATCTTCAAAAGGATTTAAAGCCATTGTTATAAAATTATTCATAATTATAAATCTATCATTAGGATTAAACATAAAGTATATAGCACCACATGAATTGCTATTAACCACTTCCAATTGTCTGGATCTTGTTTTAAGAATTTTTTATACATATCAAACATATCTAAGTTTTTAAATTATTTAATAATTTCAATTACAGAACTACGATACCAAAGATCTGGATTGCTTAGTTGCATTTTAACATCTTTTATTTGTTGACTATATTCTTTTTTGTTTTTGCCAATAGACATAATTGCTAATTGTCTTTTAAGATTATTAACATATCTATTCATTTTAGAATTTTTAGTTTCGTTCTTTGTAATTATTAATTTCATACCCCAAAGATAAAAGAATTTTTTTAATTACAAAATATTTTTTGCATTTATTTTTAATTTATTTGAGTTTACCCCATAAAAAAAGGGGTAATAAATACCCCTTTAATTATAATAAAAGTAATTATTATGGAGTTTCTAAAGCTGCTTTTGCAGTTGAGAATGATCCATTTACGAATGCATTTGGCAAGTAGTTTGTCAATGCTATTCTTTCGCTTACTCTTACAGTTACAAAACCATCTCTTACGTTTGTTCCATCTTCTCTAAAGAACTCAACATTTACGTTGTCTCTTATCCAAAGTTGTGAACCAACATTAAAGTTACCACATAAGAATGATCCAGCTGAAATCGCATTATTGATTATAACTGGCACTCCCATAAAGTTAGGTTGTAACCCAGAATACACTTGATCTTTAAGGTAGTTGTTTTGGCTATCTTTTAATAATAAGATTTTGTGGAAATCTGTTGGGTGTAATAGAATGTAACTAGCTTGGTAGTTAGATAATGCTAATTGGTTTAAAGATGCAACAAGTACATCAAACTCATTAGCTGATTCAACTGATTGGTAAAATGCACCACCAGATGACACATCAAAATCAGCAGCATCAGTAATAATACCAGATAAATTTGGAGCAGATCCATTACCAGTTAAAATTTGAGTATCCTCAACATTTAATAATTTTTCTGGCGCTCTAGCTGAAATATAGCTAGTAAGCTGTGGAGTATCTGCCAACATTTCTTCAGAAATTCTAAAGTATGTTCCAATTTTTCTAACATTGCTGTCAGATGCAGTCATATCAAAATCAGATTGTCCTAAAGTAGAACCCTCAGCAGCAGTTGCTGCTCCATTTGAATATCCTGATTCTTTTACGAATCTAATAACATCAGAGCTAGTTGATCCTTGTGGGATTAATTGTCTAATGTGAACTGGTCGAGTTGGATCAAATTTGTATCCAGGTACTCTATCAGCTGGTATAACTTCTCCAGTAAAGTCAGCACCAACAGTCATGTCAGCTTTAACTTCAAAAGATGCAGATCTTGAATTACCTTTTACGATATTTTCAATAGCTCCATCATTAATTTGTTTCATTAAACCACCTTTGAAAGTTAGATTTTCATTAGCTTTTGCCTCAAGATTTTTCTTGTTAGCAACTTCCATTTGATCTAATCTCTCATTAAATTTGTTAGCAAGGTTTGAAATTTCGCTTTTTAGCATTTCATCTGCCTTACCAGTAGCACTTTCTAGTGCTTGTCCATGAGCTTTTTCCAATTTAGAATCAATAAGATCCCCTATTTGGTCAAGCTGTTTTTTT